AAAGAAATGAAAAAGATAGTATTTCTTTTATTGTTTACATGTTCTATGTATGCACAGGAGGCCTTCGTTATACACATAAACGCTGGTTGGAATAGCTCTAACGACTGGTATGGTCTTGAGTCTATAACTGGAGCGAGAGTATTCGGTGGTGATATAGAGAAAAAATCAGGTATCAAAGAAAAATACAACATCACTAAAGTACCTACTCTAATATTATTCAGAGACGGAGAAGAGATAGAGAGATGGGAAGGTGGTCTTGATATGAAACTTCATGTTTCTGTTAGTGAAGTTCAAGAATCAATAGATAGAAAATAAAAAGTGGTACATGCATAATCTGCACATACCACTTTTAACAGTGTTTAATCAAAACCTGGGAGCAATGACTTAGCTAATATACCCAATAATTTTTAAGGGAAAAGTCTTTCCTCTAGTTCTGGGTCTATTTCTGCTATTTTTCTTCTCAAGTAATTTTCTTTATTATAAATAATATCCAATTCTTCTCTTGTAGAGTCTGTTCCTACGTTACTGTGTAGGATAGCTAATTCGTGTAGTATACTATCTACTCTGTTATCTCTCATTACAACCATTTTTGCAAGTACATTCTTTAGGAGCCACGACACACCAACTGCCCTTATTACTATTTGGTGCTGGTTTCTTCTTACTACGAGCCACAAGCCTCACAGTCTTCAGGGTTCTCTAAATTACAAGTAGGTTGCTCAACTTGTTCTAGCATGTCAACAAAATCTTGAAAGTCGTCTGACATTTTAATCTTTTTTAAGTGTTAATACTCTTATGCACATGTCCATGAAAGGGATGTAAAGCACATGATTTCTTTCTATCAGTATCGCTGGGTCATCTTCCCACTTCACATCGTCCGTTTCTTCGTAGGTTCTAAAACCTAATAATATTCCAGGGTAAAAACCAAAGGATATCTCCCAGTAAGTTTCTTGCATTATAAACCGTATTTGGCTGTTATTTGTTCTAGTTCTTTAAATCTGATATATCCCTTGGTGTTTATACACCATTTAACATACCTGTCTACTTGCCTCATCTTGTATCCTTTAGAAGCATGGTTTGCTTTGCCCTTCTTTTTATCTGAATAAGCTGCACTGTCTCGTCGCATTCTTTTTGATTTTGAGGTTTGTATAAAGTTACACCAGGCATGTTCATTGCGACGTGTCGCTTGAACAACTTCCATCTAATTGGGAAAGATTCGTTTGCTCTTCCTTTACACTCGATGATAAAATCGTCGCCGACGAAGTCTGGTGTATAGGTGATTGCACGTATCTTTTTATTGCCTCTCTCAATATATCCTCCCTTACCATTTGATTGTCTTTCGTAAGATTTGTTTTTAAACATAAAGCCTGGTATCAGTTCAAAGCTTTGTCCCTCGTATGACGCTTTTATTTCTGCTTTTCGTAGAGCCATATACATGTACTTCTCTAACCCGCTTTGGAAATTTATGCCGTCATATGTTACTTTCTTTGCACGTACCGGACCTTTCTTTTTAGTCCTTTTCTTCATCGTTCATATCTTTTAGCTCGTCTCTAGCAGCTTGGAGATATAAGATGGCATCCATTAGTTCTTCCTGAACGTCGTTCAAATAATCTGCTAAGTCCTTAATCTTTTTTCTACGCTCATCATCAAGCGTAACACCGTACTTTTTGTAGCCTACATTAGATCTGTCTACAAATTTGTCTACTACTTTTTCGACAACTGGGTCTCTGAAGTCAATGGTTTTCTGTTTCATAAAGACTCTTGCTTTACAAATGAACCATTAACCATAGCACCTTTTCTTGTAGAGATCTGCGTATAAGCAGCATCAATACACTCCTCGATAGTATAGCCACCTAGATAAGCCAAGTTTGTTAATACGACAACCATATCGCCTATAGCGTCTACAAACTCAACATCATCTTGTTTGATAATAGACTGCGCTAACTCTCCTGCTTCTTCCATGAGTTTAACGTACTGCGTCTTCACATCCCCTTTATCGTACAGACCCCGGTCTTTTGCCCACTTGCGGATGTTATCAAACACTTCTGATGTATGTACACTATCTTTTTCACATAAGTACTCAGCAAATGCTTTATTATATATGTAACTTTTTTCTTTATCAAACATTGACTTCTGCGCGTTCTTTGCGATCCAGTCAATGGTTTGTTTATCAATAGTAAATAAACCATCCTCTGTCATCCAGGAATGGCCTATGTAAGCTGTTAATTTTTCTCTTAAGTCTTTTCTCTCGAACGGAAAAGTCGTCGTCTGGCTACTAAATGTAATCATGGCATTGTTTTTATTATATGATTTAAAAAGATCTTTGTACAATACTGGATCTACCGCGTAGCCATACGCTTTCTGAAGCTCTATTTCTCTATTAGAAATGTAATCAATGCTGTCGCTTTGATCAAGTACTTCATACTCGCCAGGCTGGTAACCCTGCATTAGCGTTACCCTGTATTTAAGATTACGCGCGACGCCAATCTTTTTACCAGGGATATGATAAATATAATACATAATTTATAAGTGTTTTTCGTATAAGTGTAAGTCGCAAACAAAGTGGTAGTATTCACCCACTGGTATAGACAGTCTCTCTGCAATCATCTTTTGTAGTTCTGAAAAACAGTACTGATCGTTACAGAAACCAAACCAGAGATCGTTAGATCGCATCATAACAGTCATGTTTAGATGGCCTGATGCAATAGAAAAGTGTATAGCAAAAGTACAGGGCGTATCTTTTCTGTATTGTGCCCACTCTTTGCCATCGTATATGCTTATAGCTGCTCTTCTACTACTTGGATTTGCCTTGAGTTCTGAAACAACATAATCAATTTGATGCTCGCGTTCCCATTGCCAACCGTAATTAGAGTTAACCTCACCAGAGCTATTAGCCATTTTTTCCCATATCACTGGTACTTTACCGTATATCTCGCCTAGCTTAGATATTTTACGGTTACCAGATAAGTACCATTGCCATTCAGCTTCAGCATATTCTTTACTCCATTTACGCTCTGGTGTTCTTATTTCGTTTTTCTCTGGATTTGTTATGTGAAACCCAACGTTGCTTATTTTTTTAGTACCAACATCTGTTTTCCAGCCAAACTGCCGTATGTGATCTAAGTAGTACTCAAACGCTTCATTAGCGTCCCAAAATCTATCTTTCATTTATTTAACTTGTTATAGTAGTACATGTAAAATTCAAAGCATTTTTTCCATATTTCATCCTTCCCATATGTTCCGGGTGATTGTCTTATGTCTCCATTAACTCTGACTTCTATGTACCACTGTTTATTGTTCTTAGCTAGTGGCGTCATCCATATATTATTTCTGTTGCACCATGTCCTAGCTTTATATTCTTCCGCAGTAAACTCGTAACTTCCCATATCAACTTTCCCAGGGTAATGCTTGCTCATTTATATCAGGTATTGGCATATACAATCCTGAGTTCACATCCCATTTAAAGTGTGCCTCAGCTCCATTCTCTCCCAGATTTTGGAACTTAACTTTCAACACTTTTACTTTAACTGTCTTTTGCTCGTAGTTTCTATGCACAAGCAAACCGTGGTAAGACGCATCGTACCACTCACCACCACCTTTAATGTTATACATAGTAGGTTCTTCAATGTTTCCATTGTTGTCCTTGTACATTTTAGTTGGGTGAGCGACTATAACAACAAGCACGTCATACTTCTTAGCAAATATCTCAATTTTAGTGAGATACTCCATCGTATATATATTAACGTCGCTTTGATTGCCTTTTAGGTCTCTAACTTTGTTAAAAGGATCGATAACAAGACACTTTATACCTTTACGTTTAACTAGCTCACCGCCTTTTTTAAGAACAGCGTCTAAGCTATAACGCTCCATGTCTATAAAGAAGAAGTTGTCATTGACATGATCAGTAACTTTTTTCCAATGCTCTGTACCAATGTCAGACTTATGAGGCATACCGCCCCATATTTTTCTTACAAGCTTGTGCGCATGTAGGTATGTAGGTGTGTTTTCAGGAGATGCGTATGCTGTTTTCCAACCATAGTTACGGTTGTAACCAACACACATTTGATCTACCCAGTCTGATTTACCGCTTGATGGAATACCTGTAACAGTTATGAACTGACCTGTATACGTGCTAAATATATTATCAAAGTTATCTAAACCTATTTGAAATCCAGGTTTAAACCCATTCTGAACAAAGTCGATTATATCATCTTCTATATCACGAAGCGTAGTAACGTTCTCTAATGGAACAGGTTTTGCTTTACGTA